GATGACTTGTTTGTAGGTGTCATCATGCCAATGACAAAAGATCACAAAGCCAAAATCCCTGCCTGGTGCTATACACCGTCAACAAAACCTGTTGAAACCTCAGAGACTGTTTAATAAACGCTCACAAACGGCCCTTCGGGGCCTTTTTTATTGTTTCTAAGGGCAAAGCCTAGGCTTGTCCTATTTTGAGCTTATGGGCTCACGGGTAACTGTGGGCGCTTGGGTTATCAATTGACCGTATGAGGTGCGCGTGAGTATGGGCGCTTGATTGTGGGCCGGTGCCGTATCGGGTAACTGTGAGCGCCATTGCAAGCCGGTTTAATGGGTTTAATGCGCTTTTGTGGGCTCTTGGGCTTGATTGTAGGCTCACGGCCTGAGCGATAGCATGAGGTTTTGCATTGAAAAACAACGACTTAGCGCACGATTCGAATGCAGTGGATTATGCGATTATTATCTACCCATTAACTATTCGATTATCTACCCATTAACTCCTCGATTATCGACCCATTAACTCATGAAAAATATAAACTTATCCCCACACAAAGAAGACCCCCCCTCAAAAAGTTTTAGGGTCCTCTTTTAAATTGGCCGGATATCAAGGAAATCTGAGGAGATATAAGGTCGAATCAATCAGCTGCTGAATTTCGTCCGCAATGTTCTGAATTTCAGACTCTTGCGGCAGGATTTTGCGTTTTTCTTCAAAGTATTCTGATAACTCATGAAGCTCACGCTTACCAGTAGATGCGGGCACATGGTAAGTGGCAGGGAATTCTAGTGTTGAATCAAAGCGGCCTTGAATGGCTTCAACCAGATCGTCAACCTTACCAGGCAGCTCTTCATAGAATGTGCCAAGGGCTTTGTGTTCTGCATAAGACTTAGACTGCCAATGCAAGATGTGTGCATTTGTGCTGCTATGCAATAGTGTGAGGATTAGATCGCCGACTTCGTTGTCCATGTTATGCCTACATATGTTCGTTAATGAGCTTTTCGATGCCAGCAGCGAGGATACCATTTCCCATCTCAGTTAGCATCTTCTTTTGTACGCCATTGAGCTGCAGTTTAACAATGGCATTGTAAGGAAGGTATTTGGGACGTCCTGCACCTTTGCGCTTGCCGCCCCATTCACCAACTGGTCTTCCTAATCGCTTGGACAAAGCGTCTTTTCTGCGCTTTTCCATGTCTGCCCATACTTTTTCAAGTACTTCAGGCGGTAAATCATCAATGAAACTCATGCTATCTCCACCACTCTGTCACCATTTGACTTGATGTAATTGCGTGTTTTTTGGATGTACTTTTCAAGCTCACCACGGGAAATGCTTGCTTGTTGCAGGTCTGCATACTCAATCAGCTCTCTAAGCGCCTGAATGCCTTCTCCATCCAATCCCATGCGCATGGTCTCTTGATAGCGCATAGCGGCCTTATGAAGGGCTTCTTGGGCCTTCTCGCAAACAGGCAATACTTCAGGACCCACACCTGCCTTGGCCATAACCTCAGACAGGTTCAAAACGTCAACCAGGGTGCGCCAGTCTTGGATTGTGCCCATGCCTTTTGTAATGGCTTCCAATGCTGAATACTCAAGAAACCTTAGTTTGTCCAGCGTCTGTCTGGGTGTGATCGCTGCTCCCACCACTGCGTGCTGAATCGGGTCGATCAGATTCCACATCTTGCGTTTTGTTCTTTTTCTCATTGTCTCTACCAAAAATGGCATCCCATCTGTTTGAATATTCTTCGTTTGATACTGAAAATGGTCTACTGCTTGAGCCCTTACCCATGTTTTCCTCCGTCTATTCGGTTTTGTTTTAAATGAACTCCTGTGATTCGCTTTAACCAACAGGACTGGCAATACCACTTTGCACCCATTTCAATCCCACCTTCAGGCGGCTTGGATGTATCACATTTGGTACAGAACTTGAATTTATGTGTTGAGTGAACTGCACCAATATCAATTTGAGGCATCATGTGTTTTTATCTTTCAATCTAGCTTCAGTTAAAGCTTGTACCTTATCTGCATATTCACCTGCCGTCATAAATTGGTTGAAATTTGCATCGTATTTAATTAAAACTTTGTCATCCTCTGTCAGCCCTACCCATGTGCGCTGTGGTGGGGTATATGCAAAAAACTCAGCATAAAGAAGTTCGTCACGCCTACGAATAACAATAGAAACTCCATCTTCAGTTGTATCAGAACCTACAGAAATATCGTTTGCAGACATTGATGCGGCTCGAATATGCGCTTTGACTTGTTCGTAGGTAAACGATTGTGGCGGATGCGTATAAAGCAAACAGTTCTGAGGCCAATCATCAATCATCCATGTGATGCGACCTTCCTCGTTTTTGGCAACTGGTGCAGGCTCATCCTTCGCTTCTAGTGCGGCTTTAATGGCGGTGATGGCTTTGCACTTGTCTTCCTCTACTGCCCATTCAGACCTATAAGGGTCAGGACTCAACGCCTCCAATGCAAGGCGTAATGCTTCGTCTTTACTCATTTGACAATCCTTAATTGAACGCATTGTTTGCTACTGGGCCATCCCATTGGATTTGTACTCATAAGGCGCTGGCATTCTTCAAGGGTTGCCAACGGAGGCGAATAAATGATGTCCCGAGTGTTACCCACGGTTATCAAATACCAAACTAGGATTGTTGTCATATTGGCGCGTCTTCGTAGTTTTCTGGGTTGAACTTAGGGCTCTTTGTGCCCTTGTCTTTTGGGTTTGGGAAGGGTGGGAATGGCCATGTCATGGCTGTCCTTTCAGCGGGTACTGACGCCAATTGCCAGTCTCGCGTGACTTAATAAGAATAAAAGACGGGGCCCATCCAAGGCTGTGCTCAATAGTCTGTAGTTGTCCTGTTCCGGTATAAAGGTAACTTCCAAAAATTTCATCCGCACCGGTAATGATCTTCTGCGGCGGTGCAATGATCTGACGCACTGGCATCAACACTTCAGACCGGATAAAAACTGGCGCAGCAGCAGCCGCAATGATCCCACCCAAGAATCCACGACGGTTCATGACTGCATCTCCTTTAGTTTGTCTATGTAAGGCTGAAGCTTTGGCATCTCTTCTTTGCCAAACTGATACGCCACGTATGTCTCACCACGCTCGTTAAATTTTGCTGGCAAGGTGATGTCTGCGTCGTTTGTTTCGAGCACAAACCAATCGCTAACCTTGCTTTTGCACTTGATGATCACGCAGCCAATGTCGTTGCCAAGAGAGTTTGGTAGCGTGATGGTCGATCCGAGGCCCGTGTAACAGACAAGGTCAAACTGTCTTGGGCTGGGCCTATATGTAAACGAGTAATAGCTGTCGCCCTCAACAGGCAAAGCAGCGGGTGCTGGTGCTGGCGTTGTTTCAGCAATTGTCTCAGGGCCAACAATAGTTGCAATCCCTGCGGCTGCAAGAAAGCCTAAAAATCCACGGCGTGTAGTCATGCTATTCCTAACTTCTTTAAAGCAGCTTGTAACCCTGCCAAACCACCAACTCTTTGGTCCCCAATGAAAATCTGTGGCATTTGTCTGGCTTCTGGATAATTGGCCACAAAGTTGGCAAGTCTGTCACCAGTCTCAATGTCAATTTCTTTGTATTCAATGCTCAAAGACTTCATTAAAGACTTTGCTGTCACACAATTAGGGCAGTTTGCTTTTGTATAAATCGTAAATGGCTCAGTGAATTTCATGAATGGCTCCAAACTAACCAGTTAACCAGTGACCAAAAAGACACAAGCATGATAAAAATCAGGGAATAAATTACTTTATTGCTCATGGCTCATAGTTCTTCATGGAAAACTTGATCTCGTCGTGCACTGCCTTGCATCCTTGAATTTCTAAGTCTGCAAATTGCTCTTCAGACAGCAACCCCATGATGTCCATGCCTTCAAATGTCAGCTCGTCAATGTTCTCAGCGTATACGCCAGACTCATCCATCTCGTAAGACATGGTGGCCTTGACTACTACGCTACCTGCGCCTGTAGTGGCTTGAAAAGTGATGTGATATGTCATTTCTTAACTCCTGTTGATTGGTGATGTATGAAATATATCTTGAATTCTTGATTTTTATATAGGGATAAACCCTTACATCAAATCTTCTTTGACCATGACCTCAACCATGCCGACAGTCCCATAGACTTTTGTGACATGAAGCGACAGCACTTGGGTGTCATCCAGATAAACCACCTGATTCATGGCATCAAGGAAGCATTTAGCAATGTTGTCGATGTCTGGCTTCTTAATTGGCCTCTCAGAACCGCTTAAACAAGCCTCTGTGCGCTTTTTAGAGTAAGACTGAGGGATTGGCACTGTGATGTAGATGGCGACCGTTACAGGCGTTTCTAGCAATTCATTGCTTCCCATGGCTTTCTTGGCCGCCTCTTTGATCAAATCCTCGTAATCACGGGTTTTGGTGGGGGAGTAAGTAGAAACAAAGTTTCCCCGTCTTGCAAAGCGAGGGCGTCCTTTGCCTACTGGGGTGCCTTCAACTTGATAAACAACGATAAATGTCATAGTAATTGCCCATCTCTCATACGACCCATGTAGTCGCGTATTCTGTCTCTTGCTCCACGTCCGTAGATTCTTTCTGCACGCTCTAGTCGGGCACGAATGAGATCACGGTTCTTGCTTGTTTCCCAGTTGCGAAAGAGTTCTCTGGCCTCTGCCATCTCCAGAACAACTCTATCGCTTGGGTTTTCTAGATTACGTCTGCTGTAAATCACCAGTAAGCTCCAGCGCCATTGAAATAATTTTTTCAGGGTAAGGAATGCCTTCTTTTACCTTATCCAAAATTCTCATTGCTTCTGCGTGTGTCAATTCATTTCCTTTAGACATAGGTTCTCCAAGGGTGGATAGATGGCTGTTTCTATCCTTCCCGCTCCAAGCATTCTGATACTCTTATTGACACTTATTAACATGAAATATAAAAAAGCCCCAAGTGCGCATGACGAGTTAATTCGCTTATACATTTGGCCTTGTTTCCACCGATGAACCAAATGCTTTACCAGTCGCTTAACTAACGCTGGTCGGCAAACAGGGGGTGTACCTGATGTCGGTGTTTTCTTCCAAGCCATCCATGCAAATGCGCTGCTAACGTGTGGAGTACGGATGCAATGGAATAGATATAAAAAAAGCCGCTTACAACTGCCCTCGGTGGAAACCCTTCGATTTAAACCAAGGGCGAGAGCATGTGTAAACGGCTTCAATTTATTGCTTTCCACGGCAACAGGCTGATTCTACCTGATACTTGCTAGAACAAGTCAACTGGTTTTCGTAATTCTGCTAATTTTTTTCTAATTGCCTCTGGCATTGGTGTTGCTTTTTTGCGATCGGCTTCAATTTTTGCCAATGCAGGATCAATTGTTTGTTTTTCCTGAAAACCAAAGTTCTCTGGAATATCAGCGCCGTCCCATCTTTGTTGGTTCAAATAAACAATAGGCGCGGGAATAAATGCACCATTGTCTTTGCGCCAGTCTGTTGTGGTTTTCATCCAAACAACATGCTTGATGATTTGATCTGCACAATGGTCATACAAACCCTTTTTCCATCGTGCCTGGCACTTAGATTTGCCACCTTTGCGAAACGATTTAGGCCATGCCGCCCAGAATTGTTCAAAATTATCCATTTTTAGGACTCCTTTTTAAATTTCTGTAATTGGTAGTTGAATGGCCAATGTGAAAAAAGTGGCAACTTGGGCATTTGTATATTTGAAAGGAATTGTCTCTTTTCTTGCTAATGGTAGATTCAGCAATGGTAAATGTCGGGAATGGATGCTTTCCTTCACATTGGACAGCAGCGTCAAACTTGTCGGTTGTTTTCACTTAAAGCCTCCTTTGGTTTTGATGCAAAAGTAGGATTAACCCCATAAATCCTACGAGCCTGAGCATTCATTATTTTGTACTCAGAACGTGTAAAAATTCCGTAAGTTGGAATGCCACAAATAATTTTGACCCCATTATCATCTTCTGGCTGCACATAGCTGGTCAACGTGTATTGGGCAAGCCAACATCTATTTACTTTTATCTTGCTCGAAGTGATAAGCCCTTGCTTGCGTAAAGTTTGAGCAGTAGAAAGAACTGTAGCCCTAGACATACCAGTTAAATTACAGACTTCTACAGATGACAAAGGGCCATCTTGTAAAGCTTTGAGAATTACTTCTTGAGTCATTGAAACATTCCTGAGATATTAATTTGTTTTTCTGTGTGCAGCTCTAATGCCCGAGCTAATAGGCCGACCATGGCGGCATCTCTGTCACCAGGGTTTTTGTTGTAAGTTATAACCAAGTTGTAGGTGTAAGCCAGCAAAGCTTGGGCGCAGTCTTGTTCAGATTGTTCAATGTTCATGCGACAAGCCTAGCATGGAAAAATTTGATGTCTATAAGGGTTTGTCCTAATAGATTTGTCAAAAAAGCGTGGCAAAGTAGAGGCTCATTCAACAGGAGTTAATATGATAATTTTTAAAGGTAAACGAGTTGTCGACTTACAAGTCGATGGTGTAGATGGTAGGGATTATCCGGATTTCGCAGATGCGTATTTCAGTTATGGTTGCTACGAGGATGGCACTGAGCTCACAGACGAAGAGTTGAATGAGCTTACCGATTCTCATGGCGATATCGTCAACCAAATGGCATTTGATTCATCTCACTAAGGAATAGCAATGAATACCCAAGCACTGAAACACGTTCGTCAAATGTTTTTGACATATGATGCACCCCCACAAACAATTCGTAACTACCAGCGCCAATGGATTCGCTCTGTGCGTTATCTAGGCGACAACTGGTTATTGGCCAAGAAAGTAGAACGTCTTGAATCTCCAAGAGCTAATTGATAAACAGGGTGATATCGTGAACAACTACATCATCGAATACAAAGAGCAATACGCTAATGAGCAATACTGCCCATATTGCGTCCAACCTAAAGGCAAGAAGTTTGTCTGCTGTGGTGAGATGGATTGGGTAGATTTTAAGGACCTTGATGACAACACTCAGTTGGAAATCATTAAGGAAGAATACGACAATGCGTTTAACAATCACAAGGTGTAAATATGTCAGTGCATAAAAAATTAATGGAAGCAAGATTTGAATTGCTTAACACCCCCCTGAAAAAAACAGGACACAACAAGTTTGCTGGTTACTATTACTTTGAATTGGGTGATTTTTTACCTCAAGTTCAAGTAATTTTTAGAAGTCTTGGCTTGTGTGGATATATTTCATACAGCCCTGACGTTGCATCTTTATCAATTATTGATATTGAAGATGGTACAAGCATTGTCATTACCAGCCCAATGGCTGATGCCAATCTAAAAGGGGCTCATCCCATTCAGAATCTTGGCGCAGTAGAAACATACACCAGACGCTACTTGTGGGTCACAGCCATGGAGATCGTAGAGCATGATGTACTGGACGCAACAACAGGTGGCGATCGACCTAAGCACCGGCCAACAGAAGGTGTGGCTGTTAAGAAAGAACGTGAAAGCCTTGTCTACGATGTAGCAGCGGCAATCAAAGATCGTATGGACGCCGACGATGTTGTTGGTGCATATGAAGAGGCTTCTGGCATCACTGATGCGGAAGAAAAAACGCTTTTGTGGTCATTACTCGACTCAAAAGCTAGATCGTCAATAAAGAAACAAGCGCAAGCTTTAAAGGAAGTTTAATTATGGAAAAGCGTGACAACTCAGGAGTTTTGTTTAAAAATGAAAACCAAGCAAACGAACGTGCGCCTCACTACAAGGGAAGCCTGGTGGTCAATGGCCAAGATTATTGGCTCTCAGCATGGATTAAAGAAGGCAAGAGTGGCAAATTCATGGGCTTGGCATTAAGTCCTAAAGATGCCGAGCAAGTCAAAGCAAAGCCAGCAAGCAGTGGTTTTGATGACATGGATTCGGATGTGCCTTTTTGATGTTAGGGTAGCACCTTAACCAAACTTGGAAGCTGTAACAGTATCGGGATAAACAAGTTGGAAAGCATAGACCTAATGACTCGTTTTGATTATGGGCGCAACCCACAAATTCAATCAGAATACTTAGGTAATTCCCGACCAATTACGAAGCCAAAAGCGGATGCTGAAACAATAGCCATAAGTTGATGACATGGCGACCCGAAGGTTGGCGCGAAAGCGATCTCGGAATGACAAATATCGGGCAGAGGTCATCTTTATCAGACGCAGCGAGTAGGCTTCACCCTTTTAAGGAAATAAAAATGAGCGATGAACGAGAAATGTCTTATGGTGAAAAAGCTGTAGGTCTTACATTTAACCCAAGCAACAGCCATGAAGTTGACAAATGCAAACAAGAGTTTGCTGCCGTTATTGATCGTATGAACTATTTGCGAAACCTTACGGATAACCCCGAGGTCAAACGCATGGCTAGTGTTGCCATTACAGAAGCTCAAACGGCTCAAATGTGGGCGGTAAAAGCTATTACTTGGAAGTTCTAATTAAACCGGGGGGAAAGTGGGCAATTCTGCCGGACGAACGCGAGTACCCCCACCCAAAAATTTAATAGGAGTCAATCATGGATTTATTTAAACTGTTTCGCAGGAAATCAAAAGACACTTCAATTGCTGCTGCCGCAAGTATTGCCCCTGAAGTGCCAAATATCCAAGCGCAAGTCTATGCTTATGCAAAACAGCGTGGTGGCCAAGGGTTTACAGATGACCAGTTAAACGAACACTTCAAGACAACAAAATCTACTTATCGTTCTCGAAGAGCAGACCTTGTTGAACAAGGATTGATTGTTGATTCAGGCATCAGATTAAAAAATGAAGGCGGTAGATTCACAATCGTTTGGAGAGCGCTATGAAATCAATAATTGATCTTTTTTCAGGCAAGGTCTACACCAAGACTGATGACTTGATAATCAGTCAAGAAGGCCGTATTTTTTTCAAAACAGGCGACAGCTACATTGGCGCTGATGGTGAATTCATCATGAAGCAAGGCAACAATTTATTTAATACCAAAACTGGAATGAGTTCCAACTTTGGTGACCCATTTTTAGAGGACTAATCATGTCATATGCACAAGTGGAAATAAAAATTATTCAATGGGCCGAAGCTCGAAAAATTATTCCAAACAGTACACCAGAAGTTCAATTGCTTAAAGCAGTATCAGAGATGGGAGAGCTGGCAGATGCGACCATTAAGAAGGACAAGGAAGCTGTTGTGGACGCTGTTGGTGATGTCATGGTCTGTCTTATTAATTACTGCGCTCTCCAAGATATCAATCTAGTAGACTGCATGGAAGTTGCATACGATCAGATCAAGAATCGCAAAGGCACACTATTGCCTAGCGGATTGTTCGTGAAAGACGCTACTTAGCCAACAAGTACAACCCCACATTGCTGAAACTGTACCCTGCGTACACAATGGCCATGTGTGGGTTGTCTTTAAAGAGCTGTTCTCCAGCAATGTAGGCGTAGATGCCGCCCGTCAAAATAATGAGCCACGCGCTCAAAATGCACCTACATCAATTACTTCACCACGGAATTCAACGTGGTCTTCCTCAAATTTATGGACCAGCTCTGGCCACAACAGCTTGCCATTAAAGAAGTTTAAAACAGCAAAGCCACTGCGGTGGTTGCTTGGGTTTATTTCGCCATAAGTAAACTGTGGACCATCAGGCTCTGCCAAAGTGCCTGTATCAACACCATAACGAACACCGTTGTAATCACTAAATGGCGTTACTTTTAAAGAATGAAGGTGGCCAGTAACAACAGATACACCAGCGTTAACTGTGTTGTTGTGAGTAGCATGAACCCCGCCTTTGTATCGGTGCTTAATAATCACATCTTCTGTTGGCCAGCAAGCCCAACAAAACTCCCAGTCTGGGATGTGGTCTGTCAGCTTAAAGCCAAACACTTCTTTAAATTGCGGCGCGTGTTGTGCAAGTCTGTTGCCAAAACGAATGTCGTGATTTCCCCATGTAAACACCAGCTTTACATTGTGCCGAGCAGCTTTGGCGGCCTCCTCAATTTCACCTAATGCACCCTGACAAGCTTTTAGCTCTTGAATAACAGAAGTCTGAGGTTGGTCGGTTACATCATGGCGGCTGATAGAGGCCCCATCAAACGCGTCGCCGTTACATATCACCGCCTTTGGTTTGAACTCTTGTATGGCCCATAGAAGCCCTTTAAAGGCTGTTGAACGTTGCCCAGGTATAAAGTGAGCGTCAGAAAAAACAATGACCGTGCCATCTAAGATGCCAAGGTCAACTTGTTTGAGTGGTGAAAAGGATTTGGGCCTTGCAGCGTCATATTTGGCCCCACGGAAATCAGAAGCACCTAATTTGATTTTGTAGTGTTCTTCAATCCAACGTCTACGCAAGAATACCGCTCTGGTTGCAATATTAAGATGCTGTGCAATCTTGGCGGCTGATTGAAATTCACCCCACAGCTTAATAAACTCAACATCGGAACAAGTTTCGTTATGTGCGCCCATTGCAATCCTTAGTCAACAAATTTTCCAAAAGATTAATAATTCTATGCTCTTGCATTTCAATATCTTCATCAGAGGATTTGGGGTCTGTGGCCGCCATCATTAGGTCGTGCAATAAAACATGAAGTAATTCATGTAAAGCAGTCTTGTCCAATGAATCTTCCGTTATCTTTTCAGCACCAAAATCACCTAACCGGTACACAGCAAGTCTTGCTGAAGGACTAAATTCAACAGAAGCCATCGCAGCCTTTGCCGGTTTAGTCCCCTTTTCTATGCGCCAATCACCAAGGCTCAACACCTGTTGCCATTTCTTAACGCTTTGTGCAAATAATTCTGCGTGTTCCGGTGTTGGAATATTTGGCATGATTTTTACATGAGGTTACATTCGGCTTTTCTGCGTTTATCTAGACCAGCAAGCACTTTGCCGCCACCCTTATTCCATTTCTTCAATTCTTCCTTGGCCCCTTTCCAGTCCTGAGCATTGATTTTTCGCTTCAAAGTTGAAGTCTGGAGCCGTCCAGTGCCAAGGTTATAGCAGAAATCTACTACAGCATTACATTTGCGCTCATCTGTTGCAAGAATCGGACAGTTTCGCAGGGCCCCTGGTAAATAAGTATGTTGCAATTCAGCCATCAGTAAGGCATTAGCGTCTTCCTGACTTATTGGGTGGTCGTTTAGGGTAACTTTTTGGCCATTGGAATAGTAGGTTGAGCCATAACCAATCGTGGGAATTCCGGCAGGGCACAAATAAGGCTTTGACCGGAACCCCTCAAACTGGCGACAAAGTGATGCTGCCAGTTCTAAGTTCATAATCCACGCTTAGACAAAGTGCGGTCGAGGAACCAGTAGTTAATCGTCCCTGACAACAAAGCAGAAAAGTCTGGTGTCATCATTGTCTTGAACACTTCAGTAGCTGGCGCACCGGCCAACCAAGCATTCCATGCAAACCAAACATGAATGAATGACCAAATAAACATCACCCAGTAGGTCACCACAGGGCGCACAGAGGCGGAGAGGCTGGCTACCCATCCACCTGCGGCTTTGACCATCTCTGCTTGCTGTTGAATAGCACTGTTGAAGGCGTCCATCACGCCAACATCTACTGCGGCCTCACGTTGTGCGCCAATCTCAGCTAACTTCTGTTGGCCACGCTGTGCCTCCAAGTCGCATTGAAACTTGAACATGTTCAGTTCATGCTCACGCTCGTTCTTTTTGTCCATCCATTTAAGGACTTCAGGGGCCATCCTAAAAATGCCACCAAAGATTGAACCCAACAAGCCACCAGATAAAATATCAAGCATAGTTATTCTCCACAGTGTTTGCAGCCATGAGCTTTGTTGCCTTGACCCAACTTTACGCCAGCCAACAAACCAATAAAGCCACCAATAATGGTTTGAAATGCAGGATGAAGCATGGAGAAAATTTCTGCGTTATCTACTTCTTTGGCCCACAAGCCAAGCAAGAAAGCTGCAACCATACCCAACACGGATAAACAAAGTGTTGCGGCGACCATTAAGGTTACTGAATACGTCAGCTTACTGGCGACATCTGGGGTATTGTCCATTTCAACTCCTAAGCATATTTATCAAATCGTTTTCGGTCATTGAACATCTCAAGTTCAACTGTGTGTTGGCTTGCCCGTTTGTTGTACAACTCAAGATCATAAGCTTTAACAACATCACGAACCTTTTCAGCCTTTTCTACTTCTCTTTGTTCGGCTTCTAATCTCTCAGCTCGCTTTTCATGGGCAATCGCCCTGACATCGTATTCTTTGGGATACACAAACGGATACCATTTGTGCATCTGTATCATTTATTCTCTCGCTCAAGTGCTATTTTGTAACCTTGAATCACCATTCCTCTTAATTCGTGGCTATCTGAAGTCCCGCCCCACTCGCTCATATTGTTCCAAATGACAATAAAGTCTGTACTTTTGCATAAGTTCTGACCTTTTGTAAGCCACTCAGCCATTTGTTTATGTCTTTCAGTAGGGTCATTCACGCCCCATGCAATAGAGTAAAACTCACGAACACTACATAGGTCTTTGCCGGTAGAGTGAAGCGCTAAAGTTAAAACAAGTGCAACCAGCCATCTCACGGAAAAGCCCAAATAATTATGTAACTACAAAAAATTACAAAACAAGTAACTAAGGCCGCCGCAATAAACGCTTCAGCCCAGTCAATCATTATTTTGCTTTTTTTGTAGATTTAATAAACCCTTTGGCCACAATATTCCCTTAAAAATGAGTTTTAAAGTTTTGCCAAGCAATGCCAACGGCAGTAATTAAAGCCGCACACCAAAGAATTGGTTTGGCCAAAGAAGCGATCCAGCCCAAAACCTTTACAGCACCCTGAGCAGCATCAATAGCCTCTACCAATCCTTTGGTATTTTTATCAATGCTATCAACTTTTTCTTCCACCTTTACAAGGCGCTCATATATTTGGGAGTGAGAAATCTCAGCCATAATTACCTCATGTAAGCGGATGGGGGGGCGATGCCACGACCGGCACCAACTTTTCTACGATAAGTCAATTCTTTTTCTTCATTAGGATTTAATCCTGAAGAACCAAGAGCCATTGTCGCAACTGCAGCCGCAGGGCCTCCAAGTAATGTGGCCAAAGCAGCGCCTGTGGCCAAGTCAAAGCCAAGCTCTTTACTAGGTGCCATATTGCCCTCTGTAGCGGCTTTGGCGGCATCAGCCATGGACATTAATAGCAAAGCGGGTCCACCGGCTTTAATCGCTTTAGGAACGGTATTAGGGCCAACAATTAACCCGCCTTTTTTCCCACCAATTGTTGCAGGCGTTCCAAGATCGCCATGAGTGCCACCCTTTTCAGGCAACTGAGCTATTTCTTTGCCTAACTCTGTAGTGGGAGGAATTGCTTTAATAGCAGGAGTAACTGTGGCGTTATAAAAACCGCCTTCTCCGCCATGAGTTCCAACCATTTGTCCGCCTAAAATTTCATTGCGGATTTTTTTTGCCAAATCGGAATTGTAGGAATTGTTAAGGCTGTTATCGCCAGAACCACCACCCAAAATGCCAAAACGCTTTTCTTCTTCCAACTTTTTGGCAATGTCTGGATATTGTTTTGTAAAAGCTTCATAACCCGCTCTGGCCGCAGGACTCATTTTTTCTGGATAAACCATGTTGCCTTGAGCATCACGATACATTCCAGAAGTCTTATCAATCTCTTGAGCAATAACAGATTGAACCGCTTTTGCTGGACTGCCATTTTCAACACCAGCTTGAACGCTAGTTGTTGGAGCAACTGGGCCAACTTCAGCAGTAGGAATTACAGGACTTGTAATTGTTGGAGGTTGATTAACCTGACTTGGCACATTTGATGTTGTCTGGCCATATCCAGAGGGCTGAGTAAATGCTCCAGCGGGGTTTACAGGCGCATTAGGCTGGCCAGATGGAACACCGGCGGTATAGTTTTGAGGAACAGGATTGGCTTGAGCGGCTGCTTTGGCGGCAGCATCGGCGGCTTTAGCAGCAGCATTTTGCTCACTTCTAGCAACAATGTCTTGCCAATCTTTAGGGACTGGCGCAACTTCTTTGGCTTGCACATCAACAACATCGCCACCTTTGGCCATTGGTGATTTGTTAATGCTTCTATCTTTCAAACCACCAATAAAGTCTTTTGCTTTGTTTGTAGCCATTTCTGCGGCTTTATAACCAAGAACGGCTTCAATAGGCCCTGCAAAAGGATTGCTAGTTGGGTCAATAAGGTTTAAAAACTTATCGCCAAAAGATTGCTCTTTAGCTTTAGCTTGTGCCTTTTCACTAGGAACAGCAACAACACCACCAGCAGCTTCAACTTTTTCTTTAGCTGTCTTTATTTCAGCATCACTTTGCTCACCAAATGGCTTGCCTGTGGCTGTATTTACCTTTGGCTTTTGTGAAGCAACAGCAGATTCAATTTCAGAATCGTTATAGCCAGCTTCTTTTGCCGCTGCACGAAATGATTGTTCATTAAAACCCATTATTGAGAACCTCCATGCTCTTTAAGCAAGTCTTTAATAGATTTCTTGGGTGGTTGTTTTGCTTCTTTTGATGGAGGCGCTACAGCAGTTGTTTTCTTTTCAACTTTTGGTGTTGAAATATCAATTTTTTCGTTAATCAAACGATTAGTTTCGTCTTTGGCTTGAGCTAATATCAAATCAAGAACTTCTTCATCGTGCTCTGCCCAACCTAAGCGAACGTACTCCATGGCACTATCATTCTGTGCTAGCGTTTGATAACCACACTTAAACTTACCGGTGATAGTCGAGATAGTGCAACGCTTGCGAGCTAGCTCAAGCAAGATTGGCCCCCAAATGTGTTCTTCGTTTGGATTAAAGTGACGTTTTGGGCTGCTCATCTGTAATTTTACCTGTTGGTTGTTGACTATTTGCTTTAATAAACCAAGTTAAAGGTGCATTTAGTTCCTGTATTGGCACAATAATTGGATCAATTAGGGCATTATCACCACTAATAATATTTTGTGGGGCAGTTTTATTTGCTATTTGAAAAATATTCATTTCTTTTAAGACTCACTTTCTTCTTTATTAAAATCACCTACGAGCAAGCTCAAGCGGGCTTTTAATTTTGTTAGTTTTTTAAAGCGAATAGTGTTGAGTCGAGCTGATTCATTAGAATCTTCACGAATGTTGAGTTCTTTGCAGACTTTTATAATACCAGTATATTCAGCTGATAATTCTTGCAATTCAGTCTCTATGTTATCGAAAACATTTTCAATTAATTGAATTAAAACATTAGATGACATTTAGTATATTTCCTTTTAAATTGTTGCTGTAAGCTTATTATGCATTTGTTTTTGTATATAATGTATATTTACATGTTGGAGAGAAGAACTTGAACAAGCCTTATACTTATTTACTGCTGAATGATACTCATTGGTACATTGGCGTCC